CCGATACTTCTTGTACCACTAAACAATTCTAAAACTCTTACCATTATATTATAAAATATATTTTTAATTAAACATTATAAACACTCATCATACCGCCTTCTAGTACAGCCGTTCGTAGATATTCGCACCAGTTTCTCATAGTAGTTACATTAGCATTCATATCAGTCGCCCTAACATGTAATTCAATACCACGCTGACCTACACGACCACCAGTAAGTCTAACAGATGTTAAGAATGATTTACCAGAGAAATTCGCCTGTTGTTCTTTTGTTTCAAACAAGGTAGATGCGTTGTAACCACCACCTTCACCAGTATACTCATCACGAGTAATGTGAGCCATAACTTCGGCACTTTGTAGAAGACTAAATAGACGAGCAGTATTCGTAACATTAGAACTAAACTCAAATCTATCATTATATCGGAGATTGTATGAGAAATCACCTACTACATCACTCGCATTACGATCCATCGCTAGAGCCCCTAAATTCAAGAGTAAATCAGTTTCAGTTTGACGACCGGTATTAAATACAGTTAGTACGCGAGATACTTGACGATTAGCCATACCTAGATTTCTTACTGTATCACTTCTCAATCCTGCTTGACTTACAGTTGTTGTAATAGCACGATAATCACTAAACGAAAATCCTAGTTTCTTGTTTTTCTCCGCATACTGCTCCATCTCATCAGTAGCACCATAGAAAATGTAATCAGCACAGAATTTAAGTTCATTCTGGTCTAATACAAATGGTTGATCTACTGTACCTGCTACAAGAACCGCACGATGATCTATAGGTGGTCGTAGTGTAAGTTCTATAGTTACTGGTTGTTGAATCATGTATAGTGGGAGTTGATAAACCTTAAGGAAAGGAAACAAGTCCGATAAATCAACAGAATAACTAGGTGATTCTGATGGTGATGCTCCCTTCATCACAGAGAAAGGTAATTGTTGATAATTACTACCATTAATATCACGACCAGTAGCCACAGCATAAGTAGATGCGTTTGTATCATCGCCATCAGCATAGTTAAACTTACGATGCATGTAACGACCAGTAGTATATAATTCACGCTCTACATTATTTTCACTTGTAATCTTTGTTGAATGAAAAGAATAAAGATAATCCCAGTCCGAAACTTCATTTAGTACAACATTACCAATCTTCAATACAGCACGAGAAATAACAGAACCAATACCAACATTAGGCGGTAGAACAGCACGATCAACGGCCGAAGGTGGAATTAGACTCATAAAAATTTTAGAATGGGAATGAAGAAATCCTTTATTTTGTAACTGGAAACGACAGAATCCATCTGTGCTAGTGCTTCTACCATCATCAAATACAACCGGTTCTAGTAAATCAGTTTCTACTTCTTGTAGGTAATTAACTGGAACAGAACCAAGACGCATGAAATCAGGTACATCAGGTTTGTAACTCTGCATAACAGATGGGGGTGTTTTTAGTGGCGGTGGCTCATCAGTAGAGAAAGGGGGCATACCAGAAGCACTCATATTTATATAATAGTCTATATAAATATAATCATACAAAAACAATAAAAAAAGTAATATAGTATAGAAATAATTTCACTTGTTAAATCTTATAAAACAAGTTACTAAAAACCTTCTCAACAATCTTAATTTCTTGAAACAAAAATTAGTAAATTACTTTAATGAATAAAAACCAGTTTGATCTACACAATATGTAAATGTTTCTTTTACACTATCATCTTTCTCTTCACTTTCACTTTCACTTGTGAAATCACTTTCACTCACATCACCTTCATACAAAAAACTTATATATTCGTACAATTCTTTTACAAACTTGTAGGTATTCTTATCAATTGTATTATCAAAATGTTCTTCAACAAACATAATAATATCATCTTTTTCGTGGCTCATTTATATATTAGTCAATATTTTATTTATTGAATAAGTTGAACGCCATTCTGCGACCATGAAAGTACAGCACGAGACTTAACATAGATGAATACAGACTGTGGTGAATCATCAGTTAAATCAGTTTCTAGTGATGCCCCCCACTGTTGTGTGGAGAAATCTTGACCGGTATTAAACTGGCTGTATTTCATACCAATACCGAACAAAGCACCACCATCAGCAACATCAGTATAAGAACCGCCTACTAGTGTATATCCACGATTATTATTTTGTGGAGATACAGAGCATCTATCAGCAAGGAATTCAGGAATAACACTATCTACGAACTCTTTCAGAAGTTCAGGGTCTACAACAACAGTTCTAGAATCTTTATCAATATTAGTTACTACATCAAACTCACAAGGATATTTAACACCCCCACGAAGGAATTGAATTCTCTTAAAATGGGCTAGATCACCGTTCGCCTTTGATGGATAGGTAGTCGCCATACCGTTCTCATTTAGTGTATTAATATGAAGAGAAGGACAGAAATTCATAAAGACTGATTGTACCTGTTTTAATCCTAGAGAAAATTGTAACTGTGCGTTAGTAGAGTTAATAGATGTGTATAGAGATGTAATCGTATTGAATGGTAAAGCACCAGTAGTTTCTTTTGAGAGTCTATCCATTTCTTCTGGTGGAACATCACTAATTTCACATGTAAGTTCTAGGTCACTCAATTGATAATGAGCGTCTAGTTTTGTAGTAGCACCACTAGGACAGAAGAGAGCCGACTGGTCTGGCGATAGGTGGATTTCAATTTGTATACCACCGAAAGAAGTATCCATTAAATTAATTTGATTACCGGATTGAATAAATCCACACGGTAGATGAGCGGAGAAACTCTTTTTAATTTCAGCATTAGAAACACCAGCCTTATTAGAAACCACAGTCTGGAAAAAGGCTTCTGAATTAGGCATAATAAGGTTTGTTTCATTCATAAATCCCATTAAATCCTGTTTTGATGAACCAAGACCTAAATAGGAAGATAAGTAGCGTGGATAATGACGGATATGTTCGCAGATTTGTTTAGACTTGTTATGACGAATAATCAACTGATCCATTACATTATAAATACCTAAACGATTATCCATAGTAATTCTATCATTACCTGTATCAGTATCTAGTACTGGTGTAGGAGTTGTAGCATTATCACTAAAAACTGCAAGATTACCAGCAATACGAATAGATTTAGGGTCTAGTATACCATTCTGGGCTTGAATGGTGAAAGAGAGTACAGGGAAACCATTTTTGAAACTAATTTTACCATCACTAGGGATATTGTCTGGACGAATAGAGATATAGCGAGAAGTCATTTTTATATAATAATTTATATAAAATTTATAAAGGATAAATAAATAAAAAAAGTTTAAATGATTATTGTATAATATCAACAGTACCAGAACCACGCATAACCAGTTTTCTAACATGGAAAACAAACGAATTAATCATCTTCGGTTTTGTAGGAGCCGTAGATTCTTCATACTTTAGAATAACAGATAAATCCTTACCCCTTAAATCCATAGCCCCTGAACCAATACCGAAACCACGACCTAGAATCCAGTTGTCTAAAAACTTAACAAAGGATCTAGGTGTAATACCAGCATTATCTAATGATTTTTCATCTTCAAAAATCTTGAAAGCATCAATACTTTCTCGTGTAGCACACTTTTTAGTAGATACTGGACGAGATGGAACTAATTTACCGTTAATCTGATACTGAACCGATGTTAGGAAATCACAAATACCAGTATAACCAGAACGATTACTATTGTTTCTAACATCTGCTTCATCTTCATCAATTTCATAAGTCCCTTCACTAGATACAAGACTAGCCGAATTGTAAATAGAACTATCAGTAACCGATACAATAATAGATTTAGCACGAGAATTCTGTGCGTGTACTAAAAAGGAAGTTTGACGATCACTCGCAAGGAGAGAATTTTTATAATTAGTTACTGAATGAATATCAAACTCAATCGCCTTACCTTCTCTAACCTTCGCCATCATACCTGCTTCAAACTTCGGATCTAATTCTACTTGATGAACCACTAGATTAAAGTTTGATACTGTGTATGTAGGGAGATATGAACCATCAGTTTCACCAGTCGCCGATTTACTATAAATAGCCCATTCTCCATCTGCTATATCAGAACCATTATTAGTTAATGTTTGATCTGCTACAATTTCTAAACGACCACCGGCACACGCATTAATTTCACTAATAATGAAATGCTGGTCTAATACGGCTTCTTGTCCGTCAGCAAGTCTAACCAAATTAATCTTTTCATTTACAACAAATGGAAGACGATTTACTCTATCATCACCACTTAAATTATTCGTAGATTGAACGAAAAATCTATCTGTATCAGAACCATTCTCCCAAGCATCACCACCAGTATTAATAGCAAGGAAACGCGGATTACTATTCAATCGTCTATCTCTAACTGCTGTATCTAATTGTTTAACTACTCGTTCTGCTGGTTGTAGGTCAAATTCTAGATAAAGACCATTAGACATCATAACAGGGAAAATCTTACCAGAGAAAATACCAGAATGAATAGGAACACAACATTTAACCGTTGTGAAATCACTATCCACAAACGACGCATTTTTACCAGCACCAGCAGGGAAATAAGGATTCGTAATGGTGTCTGTGTATTCACTCATGCGACCGCCTAATGTACCAGAATTAGGAACGCTGTATGCAGTCCCACCTTCTTGTAAGGCTCGTAGGTTACGCTTTGAAGCATCAGTATCATAATCATACTTTAATGCTACAAGAGATGAATATTCATTTAATTCTTCAATAAGATTACCCCTAGACCCATCATAGATACGAAGATTTTTGAATAGTATACCTGCTCCTGCGTGGTCTAATTGTAGAAGTGTAGAATATTTACCGGAAGGAAGAGCCAGTTTAAGGTCAAACGAAAGATAGGACTTCTTACCGTCCATGAATTTAGTTGTAGGTGGAACAAAGAGAGAAATTTTACCACCACCAGAAAAATTCAATCCATTCTCCGCAGGGATTTCTACTTTTGTTTCTCCAATTTGAACTACATTATCGGTACGCCAGTAAGAACTCATTTTTATATAATATGTAATAT